GTTGACTCATATAAAGATTAAGTAGGAGATTATCAGATTTGTTAGAGTTTGGTTTACATACTCCATCAAAGTCGAGGTTATATTTATAAGCTTGCTCGCGTATAAATTTTATTTCATTTTGAAAATTATAATAAAGAGCTTGTCGGTATGAATCACGTTTCTCATGAATATCATCTGTCATATCTCCGATCCACATTTTCTCTGCCATTATATTGTCAACAAAGAATAACTTCAAGTCATCTGCATTCGAATATCGACGAGCGATTTTATCAAAAAAATACCGATCTCTCCTTTTTTCAAATGAGGATTGCTTTAAGTTTGCTCTAAAGTTATATTTAAATGCATCATATTTCTCTTGAGAAAAGTGCAATTTAACAGAACTGTAAATGCAATATGCTTGATATCCATTCATGCGTTAAAAAGAGAGGCAGTAGTTCTCTTAATAATATTACGGTTCATAGCTTCTGCTTCAAGCTTAACCTTGAGTGGACCTTTAACGAGCTTTGCCATATCTTCAGGATCGATCATTCTTTGTTCGCACAAATGACAGATAGCTTCTGCATATGACATATTATCTTTATGAACTAACATTTCGGTTTGGAATGTTAACTCTTCGCGTGTCATCGAGATTTTGATTTGTATTTTTTTAGCCATTATATTGTTTTGAGAATGAGCGTCTGATCGTTTACACGTCCATTAGCAGGTTTGCGCTTAGTCTTTAGTTCATCAATGATCTTATGGCTTCGCTTTTCGGTTTGTGTTACAATTGCGTTGAGTATATCATTTGGTTTCCTGAGCGTCATACTATAACTTCGTGATTCATCGAAGTTCTTTAACGTGGAACCTTTCACAAATATACCATCTGTAGAATTACACTCATACACTGTTAGCTTACGATATTTGATATTAAAGGTATAGACCTTCTTCGACCCAGGGATTTGTACTGGAGATACAGATGTGATAGCATACTCGTCAGATTCGCTTAGGTAATTCAATGATTTTACTTGCTTATCAGCAGTCTGAACCTTTTTCTTACGTGGCTTACGAGCATTTGTATGTGTAGCTTTGTACTTCTGCATCTGAGAGATCATCTTATCAAGCTCTTTGATTCGATTACGAATACCTGCTTTGGTCAGATGTGAATAGCCTTCGACACAGTCAGTATCACCGTCAACTGCTCCAGAAAGCTCTGATTTTTGGAACTCAAGCCATTCATCAACGTATTTAAGACCTGCAGCTGGAATGGAGTTTTGTTTAAGAGATGTATGGAGATTAATGCCAGTCACCTTTACTTTGTCATTGATCCAATCATCAAGCATCCAATCAAGATCACGGTTCACAGTTGTCTGTACCTTATTACGTAGTCTATCGATAGGACTTATATTAGGTCCTTTAACAGTTGGCTTATCATCAGTGTCTTCATCGTCTACGACTTTGAATCCAGCGAGCAATCCATCGATCTCTTTCTTAACAAAGTCAAAGTCATTATGAAGCTCAGGGTTTGAATACCCTGGGTTTTCTTTATAATATTCCATGGCTCCATCACAAGTAGGTAACATACCATTGTTCATGGCTCTACAGAGTTTGGATGTCGTTACTGAGGGAAGTGTATCTCGCAAGCTTTTTATATACTTAATCTCTTCCTTTGTATATTCGTTATTCTTCATCCACTCAAGAGCAAATGCCTTTAGATCTTTGGCACTTAAGTAGTAATTATAGAAACCGAACATGCGATTTCGATTTGTCATAAACTTAATGGGGTCCCAGTTTTCACATCCGTCCCATTGAGGTTCTTCGCCAGTATATTTTGAATCGTTTGCGATAACGCGATTATATTTATCAAGTACTTTAGCCATAATTTTATTCGCTTAGATCTACAAGTGAGTCAGCAGTGTGTTTTGTCATGAATTCGAATTCTTCTTGAATATCGTCAAGAGATGCTTCTTTAGGTGCAAAATCCACGTAATCTTCTATAACCTTAGGTTTTGCCTTAGCAAGGCGTCCTCGAGCGGGCAAACCCTTTCGTTGCCGATCAAGGCGCTTAACTGTCTTTTTAATAAATGCGAGTCGCTGTTTTTCTGTCATAATGTAATACTATATCAATTTGAGTGGTTTGTAAATAAAATAATTAACGGCATCGGTTACATCCACCGCATGGTTCTGTGCGATGATGGCTAACTTTCCTCCAATATCCTTCACGTACGACAAATGGATTTCCGTATACATCATAATTATATACTGGTTTTACCCACCTGTCTTCATAATACGTATAAGAACGAGTACAGTTCACAACTCTTGGAGTAAGAACACGCGGGGGTGGGGCATATCCTCTATTAGGTAATGTGACTGTTTTTTGACGATTAAGAATTCCACCAGTAACTCCTGATACAACACCAATCAGCGCTCCAGTCTCTCCGTCGTTTTCTCCTGTATTATTGCCAATGACACCACCGATGACACCTCCCACAACTCCATCTCGAATAACTTCATTGAGTTGGTATTGTGCGTGAGCTGTAGATGCAATTGCGATTGCTCCGATTAATGCTGCTGTTATTTTTGTTTTTTTCATAGTGCTTTTAGTTTGTATTTAATGCCATCAACCTCGACAGCTTTACCTTCGCAGGTCTTGGATGACTTAGGTGTTCCGTTTTTATCGCCTTCGCTGTCCTCGCAGTAAGTCACTTTACCATCGGAATCATATTCATACCTATGCCAGTAGCCATCACTGTCCCCGTAGTAAGTCACATTACCATTGGCATCATACTCACGGTTATAGCAGTAGCCATCACTGTCCTCGAAGTAGGTTTCGTTACCGTCATCATCATGCTCATACTTATACCAGAAGCCATCACTAGCCTCCCAGTAGGTTACATTCCCATTGTCGTCTTTAATCTCGATAGGGAATGTAAATGCAATTCCTAGTTCTGTTAGTGTTTCGCTTAGTTTTTTCATAGTGCTTTTAGTTCGTATTTAGCCTATTTACCTAACTCAGCCATCTTCTCATCGACCTCTTCACGAGTGATGCCGCAAGACAGAGTGTAGTTATTCAATATCCAGTCGAGCCGCTCCCTGTCCTTACGGATCTCGGCGTTCTCAGTCTTAATCTGCTCAATGGTATCCTCTAGTCTTTTGTATTCTGATTCATTTGTTCTCATAGTGTCTTCCCCCGAGAATGAGGGCAGTGGTTTTAATGTGTTTTTCATAGTGCTTTTAGTTTGTATTTGATTCCGTCTACTTCAATGACTTTACCCTCGAAGGTCTTAGCTGATTTGGGAGTTCCCCGTTTTACGCCATCGCTGTTCTCGTAGTAAGCCTCATTTCCATTGTCATCACGCTCCCACTTAGCCCAGTCGCCATCGCTGTCCTCGTAGTAAGTCTCATTTCCATTGTCATCACGCTCCCACTTAGCCCAGTAGCCATCGCTGTCCTCGAAGTAAGTCTCATTCCCGTTGGCATCACGCTCATACCTATGCCAGAAGCCATTACTGTCCTCGAAGTAAGTCTCATTCCCGTTGGCATCACGCTCATACCTATGCCAGAAGCCATTACTGACCTCGTAGTAGGTTTCATTTCTGTTGTCGTCTTTAATCTGGATAGGGTAGCTGAATGCAATCCCTAGTTCCTTATATGTTTCGCTTAGTAGTTTCATAGTATTATTATATCTGAGTTCCTATTGATCGAGTATCGCAAGTCTTAATCTTGATATTCGTTTTGAAAAATATCAACTGATTCACTGTACCCACCCCAATTATCGACTCCGTTTTCTTCTAAGATTGCTAAGAAAGCTTCATCTTCTTTGAGTGATTTATATTCTTTGAGAGAAATTGTTATTGTTTCTTCTTCTTTCATATCAATATTATTTAGTAAAGTTAACACTGAGACGCATGTGACCTAAGCAGCCCATATAAATTACCGCGTTCTTATCGCTACCTTCAAGACTGGCGCGAAGCTCTGTGCAGCCACCGTATTTGTGGCGTTTGACTACTACTTTGCCTAAGCTACGAAGCTCACGGGCGGCGAGGAGAAAATTTGTGACTGTAAATTTATTATTCATATTGCTTAACTTGATTATGTATATATTATACCATATATATGATATTGTGTACATATGTTTATTGTGATGTAGGTCAACGCTTTGTGTAACCTAATTAAAAGACTCTGTTATTTGTAGAAAATATGTTTACCAATCTTCACAGTTCGTGTCATACTTGACGCCCAATACGGCTCGGCAATATAGTCTGCATAATAATGATCAGCTCCCCTTGTGTAATTTGTGACATATCGAGAAGTCACAATCTTCATCGCCTTACTCCATCGAGGGTGCATTCGTGCCTTTGCGATATTAATGTTTATTACCTTTCCATTCCAACAAGAGAATTGCCAACGTTGAAGGCAGACTTCGGCTTTTGATTTCTTCCGTTTAATCGATCGATTATGAATCACTTCATGTACTGCCTCCATCGCACCAAGAGAATATTCACCGCCAGCCTCAAGAATGAGAGTCGTAGCAATGATCTCTTCGTCAGTATGAAGAGCAAATGCCGTGCTAATAAGAGTTAAGAATAATATTAAGTATTTCATAGTGTTATTAGTTTAGAACCTGCCGCAGCTATCAACTCGGCAGACCTCGTGTTAGTGCTCTACGTTCGACAGAAGTCTTTTGATGTGCTTATTCTTCCTCCTTATCGCTTTTTGAAGGCACTTGGTCACATATATCTGGTGATTCCATTGCATTATTGCCATGTTGCGACTGCGGAGAGGCCAAGTGAGTTCGGCTGACAGAACTGCTCTTTTCTGAGCGTCTGGAGTTTCCTGCATGAGCTTAGTAAGCTCGTTTACTAGCTGGGCGATTTCGTGATCTTTCATAGTGCTATTCCTCTGCGTCTATCAAGTCCATCTCGATACCCTTCACAAGGTCTTCCCTCAAGAAGTTAGCAATTACTTCAGCTTTGTAGGCTTCGTCAAAGCAACCATCGGAAGCCCACTCATAGGCTTGTTCCTCTGATTGGTCTGCCCAGTCGTTAATGTATTCAGTTAGTTTTTGTGTATTTATTTTCATATTAAAAAACGATTTTATTTGAAAGCTCAGCGGGAGACTCATATTCGTGTGACTCCTCTGCCTGCTCGCGCTCGTACTCGGCGCTAGCCTTTTCGTAGCACTCGGTGGTGAGCCGATCCCATTCCTCGGCCGACTCATCCTGCCAGCTGGTCCAACGAGGGCGAATGCCTTCAGCAGATTTAAATGCGTCATAGTATTCCTCCCAGGCCTTAGCCTGATCCCATTCAGCAGGCGTCATGCAACGCTCACCCTTGGTATAATGCTCGCAGTAAAAGACCATGTCAGCCTCATCATAGGAAGCATATCCACGAAACTCTCCTTCAGGAGCGGCCTCTGCCCAAGCCTTAGACTTGGCGCAAATAGCGTTAACGTGATTTCGAAGTTCTTCAGTGATGATGATTTTTGCCATAATTTTTATAAGCTCTATTAGTTGGTTACAGTATTAATTATACCATAAATACGCCAAATGTACACTAGTTTTATATCGATGGTTATCAATCACTTAAGACTTTTTTCGAAAACACTCTATAAAAATTAGAAAATTAATGTTCAAGTTGATAAATTAAGGCACTGAGAGGATGGGTGATTTCATATATTATTATACCAAAACGGCTTATGGATGTACATGCTAAAATCATATAAATATCATAATGATAAGTGATGAGATAATAAATGCGTTGGTTCCTCAACCGCGCGGGATTGGTGATTTAGGCGAATTAGGAACTTTTCAATCCGTCAATAGTCAATGCGTATGGCTTCCAAAAGATACTGATGAAGCGAGTTACGATCTATCTTCAGTCATAGGTTGTGAGTTAGTTTCATCAACTTCAAATGATCCGCTCGTAATAAAAACAACAACTTCCTCTCAAGTCAATTTGAGCGGAGAATACGGATTAGCAACATTTGATCGACTATCGTATGAATTTAAAGATATTAATACAAATGAAACATTCAAGATGTCTGGTTGGCCTCCGACAGATCCACGAGCCAAGTATATGTTTAAATTGAATCAAGACCCGCGAA